CAATGGGAAGGTCCATAATGGCTGACCGCCCTATCCCCACACCTTCAGGAACCCCCACAGACATTATTAAAGTCTTTCGTATGATGGCTAACCGTCGTAGGGAAACACAACCTGAAATAAACCAACCCCTTAGTGACTCTGTGCCCGGTGACGGCTCAGGCGATCAGTAGTTGAAGTAAACTATTAACGTGACTATTGTTGAGCGTGTAGCCGAAATTGCCCGAACTTACTTACGGGACTTCCCTAAGTTCTTTCAAGTATCTTTTGACGCCGTTGGGCGTACTTATGAACTGGGTGTCACCAACCTTGACACCACTACTCTTTGGATCGCCTCTACGAGTGGCGCTTCCGTTTCAACGCTCAGTGCCGCCAATTACTCTTTAGATGTTCGTAACGGTATTTTACGGTTGGCGACAACCCCTGCGGCTAACACAAAGATCCTTGTAGAAGGTTACTACTACGAATGGATTCTTCCAGAAGACCTTACGTTTTATTCACAACGATCAATTAACTACCATGAGCATACGGTTAAAGTACCGTTAAGTGGCGTAATGCCCGCAGTCTTTGACGTGGTGGGCTTAGGCGCCCTTGTAGAGGCTCTACAAGCCCTTGTTACAGAGTATGCACGAGATATTGACGTAAGCACCTCTGAATCCATCCACATCCCCGGTTCCCAGCGTTTCCGTATGCTTCAATCTTTAATTGCTATGTGGGAAGCAGAATACCGTAAACACGCCAATAACCTTAACATTGGCCCAGAACGCATAGATATTATGAACCTTCGTCGTGTTTCCCGTGCAACAAACCGTCTTGTTCCTCTATATGTTTCTCAAGAAATTGGAGACTACGCTCCTATTGAACGCCTCTTTGCTGAAGAAAACACAGGGCATATTCAAATTGAATCTGAAAGCGACAGTCTACGAGAAGATATCTTCTTGGACATGGAGCCACCTACTACTGGCATTGTGACAAATACTTACTACTAATGGACCCCCGCCGAGAACTTTCCCAAATACGTAAACACTTACGAAACCATACTCGTGTGTATGGTGAAACAGTTGTTTACTTTGAGTATGTGACGGCTACCACACCCGCTAGTGTTGGCTCCCAGTACGACAGCGTATATGACGAAGGCATCATTGGGTCAAGTGGTCGTAAATACAAAACTGGTATCCAGTTGCCTGTTTTGCACATTGAGGAAACAGAAGACCAGAAACGGGCAATTCCCGAAGGTCGCCAGCCTGTACAAGTTGTTGAGTTTATTGCTTCTGTGGAGGACCTTCGTAGTGCAGGAGTTGTCAACCCGTTTGAATACCAGAACCACCTAAACGACATGTTTTTGTACGACGGGCGGTATTACGGGATTGGTACTTACCGTGTACGGGGGAGAGCCAAAGATGACTTGTTTGTATTAATACAAGGATACGAAATATATATCAATGAAGAACTCCTTTTTGACCCGGGTCCTGCCTCCATGACTATTCAAAACCTACCTTGGCCTTCAACCATTGCTAATCTTTGATAAACTAAATACAATCTTGGTGAGCGCCAAGGGGTCCAACGCCGAGAACTTTGTGAGGATATCGCCATGAATGGCTCTTCTTCAACCTATATGAACAAGGGTTCTCGTACGTTAGTTAGCGGAATTCCATCCCCTCTAACCTATATGTTGCATGCTTTAGGCAACTCCCCTTCAATCTTGGCTACGGCTCTTAACGAAGCAATTAACGATGAAGTGTCAGAGATTAAAAAAGAAGTTACTAAAAAGAATAGTGACTACCAAGAGATCATGGATTTCTTTGATATCTCATATGATGCTGAAAATGCTCAATTTGTGTATGGAGTATCAGCACCGTACGGGGACACGGCTCGCAATCTTGAGTATGGTGGCCCAGAATCTGCGGCTAACCCAGTACTTCGTAAAGCCGCTATCAACAATGCCAAGCGTTTAGAAAAACGAGTTAACACAAGCATTAATAAGCAATTGGGCAAAAAATGAGTAAGTCTGGATTCCTTCTTGCTGAGGACGAGGCTCTCAAACTTCGTTTAACTGGTTTAACGGTAAGTGACGACCGAGAGGCTAACCGCCCAGTGCAGGTGTTCTTCCGTTATCCAGAAGGGGAAACTGAAAAGCACTACCCTTTTATTACACTTGAGTTACTTGACATCAACCACGCTAGGACACGCCAGCACTCAGAAGTATATTTGTATTCAAATTACGCAGAGAACCCTAACAATCTAACTTATTGGCCCAGCACCTCTGACCTTATTGGGGATGCGCCTAATCAAGATTTCTTAAGAGTTAACGATTTTATCCCTGTAGACATCACTTATCAGGTGTCTACCTATTGCCGTAGCGCCCAGCATGACCGTCAACTGACTGCCAAGATGCTTACTACGGTCACACCATATCGTTTCGGGTCCATCCTTATAGCGGCAGACGATACGTCTCGCCGTCTAGAAATGTTGGACTGGGCGAACGCCGATCTCCTAGATCAGGAGACTGGCTATCGTAAGCGGATTTTCCGCAAAATATACACGTTGCAGATGACGTCAGAACTGCCGTCTGAAGCCTTAGTCGGAGTTAAGCAGGTTACCTCTGTTCATACTACAATTGAACAGACAAATGATTAGAAAATTCTGTTCCACGCCGTATCACATCTTCTAGGAGAACCTAATGGCATATACCCGCCCCGGAGTCTACGTTAAAGAGACCCCGTTCACATCTAACATTGGCGCTCGTTCAGCGGCAACTACTGCCGCATTTGTTGGCACTGCCGACCGTGGTGCTACAACCCCAACGCTTGTCAGTTCATGGAACTCATACAAAACACTGTATGGAGAAATCAGCAACTCATATGATCTTGGGTATGCCGTTTACCACTACTTTGCAAACGGTGGTCGTGATGCATACGTACAGCGAGTAACGGGTACAGGCGCAGTAACTGCAACTGTCACGTTTACAGGAACAGTGACTGGTGCTTCTGCGGCAAGTAACATGTTTACTCTCAATGCTACGTCTTCTGGCACATGGGGCAACAACCTCCGTGCCACTATTGCTTTTGACACAAACACACTTGACACCGGAAAAATCAGCAACACTACGGAATTCAGTTTGATTATTTCGTTAATTCAAGGATCTAGCACTGTAGAAGTAGAGCGGTGGCAAGAACTTTCTTTTGACGCTACCTCTTCTCGTTACTTCAAGAGTGTCCTTGACCTCTACTCAAACTACGTAACGGTACTTGGAACTCCTGCCACAATCACAACAACTGTGACACCGCAGGCAGGATTGGTTCTTACATTTGCATCAGGAACCGTTGGTAGCGCTATCACAGATGCTAACTGGTCTACCGGAGTTGATGCTTTGGCTACAGTAACTGGTCCATTGCTTATCAACTTGGTTGGTCAGTTCTCTAGCACCCGTGTTAACTACGCTTTGCAACACGCATATGATCGTGGAGACGCTTTCGTCATCATTGACGGCGATCTTACTGCCACTACCAAGAACACCATTGAGTCTGCAATCTCAGGTTACAGCAACTCGTACGGTGGCTTTGGTGCGGTGTACTACCCCGGTTTGAAGATGTACGACCCTGCAAAGAGCGGTCCAACCGCTATTCGTGACACCTACTGTGGTGGCGCAATTGCTGGTGCGTTCGTACGGTCAGAGACCTTGCGTGGTGTTGCTAAAGCACCTGCTGGCTATGCTCTTGACCTTCAGAACGTATTTGGCTTGGTTGCTACCCTGTCAGATGCCGACCAAGGTGAACTGTACGCTACAAGTAACGTAAACATTCTTCGCAACATTCCCGGTGGCGGAACGATCATCAACGGTGCTCGTACCCTTGCCAAGCGTCGTCCTGACAAGTACATCACGATCCGTCGTACGCTTTCTTACCTACGCCGTGTTCTTGATGACCAGACTCAGTTCGCTGTGTTTGAGCCAAACGATGATCGTTTGTGGGACAAAATCAAAGTCAGTCTTTCCAGCACCCTTACCGATTTCTGGGCTAAAGGTAACTTGAAAGGCAACACAGCAAACGAAGCCTTCTACATCACATGTGATGCTTCAAACAACACTGTGTCATCTATTGAAGATGGTTACGTAAATGTTGAAATTGGAGTCGCACTACAGTACCCAGCAGAATTTGTTGTTATTAATCTCACACAGTGGGCTGGCGGTAGCACTGCCACCACTAACCTTTAAGGAGCACAGTAAATAATGGTTGCAACTCTTCGCACAGATCCACTACGTAACTTTAAGTTTCGTGTACAGATCATTCCAAAGAAGTCTTCTGGAAACCTTTCAACTGCCTTGGCTGGCATTGGTGATCTTGGGTTTGCTCAAGTAAGTGGTATTTCAGTTACCAACGAAGTTATTTCCTACCGTGAAGGTGGCATGAACACTCATCCACACAAAATGGTTGGTCAATCTGACTTTGCTCCAGTGTCCCTTGCCCGTGGCGCTTTTAGTGCCGCAGACAACAACAAGCAAGACGCTGTTTGGCAGTGGCAGAAATTCATGCACGCATGGGTAGGCGGAGGCGTTTCCGGTGGAGAAGGCTTGGCAACAGGTGACGGCGACTACCGCTGTGACGTACTTGTAAAAGTTTATGACCACCCACACACTGCTGCTGGTACCATCCGCTACCAGTATGATGGTGGCGAACAACTTGGTGCATCTATTGTTCCGGGTAATATAAAGTTCCAATTCAAACTGTATAACTGCTGGCCCGGTGCTTATGCCCTTACTGACCTCAACGCAGGCGATAATGGTATTATCATCCAATCAATGACCCTTCACCATGAAGGTTTCTACATTGACTGGACCGGCGCAGAAGACCTCGCTTCAAAATAAACAATTAATTAGGAGTACAACATGGAAAATATAGCGGCGCAAGCCGATGCGCTAAGTAGCGCCTTAGAAGAGGCTGTACCAGAAATGGCACCAGCCCCAGACACGGTCGTTAAACTTATGCGTGGGGTGTATAACAAAGAATTAGATACGTGGGAAACCTCCGCAGTTGTTAGAGAACTCAATGGTTATGACGAAGAAGCCCTCTCTTCTCATGACAACAAAAGCACGGTGTACGCAGAATACATGTCATTTCTGCTACGCCGTGCTGTTGTTTCTATAGGGTCAGTGGTTATTAAAGACAACCCTCAGATAATTGATGAGATCATTATTGGTGATCGTGACGCTTTGTTCCTTGGAATCATTAAGGCTACCTATGGCGCTACACGGGAATACCAAGTTGTGTGTGATTCTTGCAATGAGACTAACGACGTGTTTGTCGGAGTGGATGAGTTCCCAGTTCGGAAAGCCAAACATGACCTTAGAGAGCCTCTTAAGGTTGCCCTCAAGAACGGCTCAGAGGTCTCTCTACGCCTCCCTAACGGCCTAGACAGCAAGATTGTGGCAACTAAGGGCAAAACCACCCCAGAGCAAAATACCATCATGCTCTCACGGTGTGTCATTGGGGTAGACAATGCCGCTGACTGGGCACGAAACCTCAACATGGCAGACCGTACAGAAATCATTAATGCTTTATTGGACGCCCAACCCGGCCCTCAGATCGGGGAGGTGAAAGCCCCTTGTGCACACTGTTCAGAAGAAATGATCATTATGCTCAACTGGGCCTCACTTTTATTCGGCTAATCTTGTACACTTATACTGGGATTACGACCTGATTGCTTCTGTTTACAAGGGTTTCACACTCGCTGACATACAACACATGACTGTGCGCCAAAGGCGCTATTGGGCATCTATGGGTAAATGGAAGAATAGTGGAGACTAAGTAAATGGCAATTTTTGGTAAAGGTGGTGATGAACCCAACCTCGCTGGTGGTGGTTCAATGGCTGACGTCCGCTCTAAGTTCTCTGTTGACACCTCTCAAATGGAGAAACTTGTTAAAGGCTTTAGCAGTATTAAAGCCGATATCAAGTGGATGCATGACAACCTTGATAAGACTATTGCCAAAGTAAACAAACTTGCTAGTGCTCTTGGCACTGTCTCTACGGCAAACACTTCCCCATCTACTAGTACAAGCACCGCTAGTGCTGTAAGCAATGCTGTTGTTAAATCTCAAAACATGGTTTCTGGCAGTGGTGCCGCCCCAGCCTCAACTGCTGCTATGGGGGTTAGCCCTTCAGCGGTAGGTGGCTTCTTTAAAAACTTCCGTGGCTCTATCCCCACTGGTACATCTGCCGCAGGTGGCGGTGGTGCAATGAGTGGGTTAATGGGCAAAGCCGGAGGTTTAATGGGGGGTGGAAACCCCTTAAGTAGTTTAGGTTCTGGGCTTGGTAGCCAACTAATTGGTGCACTTGGTATGCCTATTGCCATGATTGACAAGCGTGCCGATGCAGGTTACGCCCCAGCATTAGCCGCTGACCGTATGGGAATGCTGTACCAGCAAACTCAAGGTATTACTAATAACCAATATGCTAAACAATTTAGAGCACCATTGGCTGGTGGACTATTAGGTGCTGGCGGTATCAATACGCTTCTTGGTCTTCAAGCACAAACAGGTTTGCAATCCAAGGTAATGATGCCCGGTGTTGAGGCTCTTCGTGTTGCTAGTGGGTTCTCATACACCACGCAAGACATCACAAAAATGATTAGCACGTTGGCGTCTCCAGTAGTCAACAACCGTATGACCATGACAATGGGCACGGGCATCTACGGTATTGGTGGCAAACAACGTAACCCGATGGAAGTTACCCAACAAATTGTTAGAAGCGCAGGGCTTACCAACGAAAGAATGGTTAACTCTGGGATGCAACAAGGGTCAGTAACCCGTGCACGCCTTACGTCTATGGGTGTCCCTGAAGACATGCAAGACATCGTTTTGCAGTACGCCCAAGAAAACATACAGTTCCAAAAGAAGAGTGGCGGAAAACAAGGGATGTATGACCCTAGTAATGCGTCGCAACGTAAAACAATGGGCATTAACAAGAACTTTGCTATGGAAGCAGAAGTTACAGATGTGCGTCGTAACCAACGTGACGAAATGTTCTACCGTCGCCAAGCAGACAACTACGCCGCTCTTGAACGCAATACACAAAAGTTAATTAGTGCGTTTACTATGTTAGAAGACAAGTTGTCAGGAATCATTGGTGCCCGCATCAGTAGCCGAAACAACCCGTTTTTAAAAATTGGAAAAAACCTATTAGGTCTTGGCTTAATAGGAGGGGGTGCCGCATTTACAGCACTTACTGGGGGTGCAGGCGGAGTACTTGGTGGTGGAATAGCAGTTGGTGCTGGCACTAAATTACTTGGAGACGGAACTGCTAATAAAAGTGATTCTAAATCTCCTACTGTTTCAGGTAGTTCAAGCAAAGGTAAGTTTGCACAGTTAGAAAAACGAGATACGTTTTCTAAACTAAATCCTAAGTTTAAAGAACGCTTGCTTAAGATGATGGCTGATAACCCCAACGTAGGTATTGGTAATGGTTATCGTTCAAGTTCCGAACAGCGCAGTATGTTCCTTAGTCGTTACAGCCGTACTACTGAAGATACAGGTACATATTGGAACGGTTCATTCTGGAAAAAGCACAGCGGACCAGATGCTGCTCCTCCCGGAATGTCCATGCACGAAATTGGTCTAGCGGCTGACCTCACAGGTGACCTTGATTGGGTTCAAAAGAATGCGGCTAAATATGGATTGCAAACTTTTGCAAATGTCAACGACGAACCTTGGCACGTACAGCCAGCCGAACTTCCTAGAGGCCGTAGTGAATACGAAAAGAAAAACTCTCCTTGGGGCACAATCGCCGGGGGTAGCCAATATGACCCCGAATCAAAGTTCAACGGAAACCCTGATGTGCAAGGAGACCGTTCATCTAGTGCTAGAGGCATTGCAAAACAATCCGTAGAGTCTTACGGGCAAATGTCTATTGCAGAAAGCATTGCTGCCTCTAGGCAGGCAAATCAAGATTTGTTGGGTACCCAAGGTGGAGGAATGGGTAGAACTAAATCTGTTTCTTCGGTAGCAATATCAAGTAACACAAAAGCCTCAGATAGTGGGTATTCATCTCAAAAAGTACCTTCGTCGGGAATGACTACAAGAAATCATAAAGTTTGGGGTTCTTACCAAATCCCTAAACGTCGTTTTACACGGGCAGACTGGGATGCTATTGCTCAAGTAGAAACTAAGAAAAACTGGAAGTTTGTTAATGGTTCCAAAGTGTTCCGTGGTGGTTTAGCCATGCATAACAAGGTGTGGGATTTCTATGGCGGTAGAGAATTTGCTCGCTGGGCAGAACGAGCCACACCAGAAGAACAAATTAAAATTGCAGAACGATCATCATTTGATGGGTACACCGATCCTAAAACAGGAAAGTTTAAACCAGCAGCGGGCATTGGTGGTTTTGAATCAGTAGCCAAAAATGCAATCAAATGGCCTAACATTAAAACAGGCGACGGTGCTCCTACCTCTACTCCCGTACGCTCAGGTGGGTCTGTGCGTATTGAAGGCGGAAGCAATATTACAATTGCGCCTACTATCTATATCCAATCAGCAGGTAACAACTCTGCCGATGCACAACGTGCCGCTAAAGAAGTATCCAATATGATGGTTAGAGAAATTAAAATCGCAGCAATGAGGAACACCTAATGGCAGAGCGCTATGCAACCAATCAGTTTTACAACCTTGATTCTTTTGAACCGTTTAGCAGTGCGTTGTCTCAAAATAGTGCGGCAACTGATAACCCCCCATTTTTATACCCTTCAAATAATTTAAGAAACCCAACAACAGGCAATAGTACTCCTATTCAACGTGGGTACATCCGAATGATGAGCGAGTTACTTGGCAGTGACTACGAAACACTTAGTCGCCGTCGTTTACATTTTCAGTTTAACCCTGACAGCATTACCCGTTCAGTGTCTGCCCGAAATGATATTCAATTATGGATGAACATGGACCCTGCTCAAATGACGCAACCTGTTCCGGGTGACGCTAACTTTGCTTTTGAATTATTGTTTAACCGAGAAGCAGAAGTATATTCTGGTACATACGCTTCAGGTACTGCAACAAATGTTGGCACCCCTTTTATATCCGCAGGTGGGCGGACAGCAATATCATCAAACATTCCTGCAACTCTCCCAATAGATGGTGACAGCACATTAGGTCAATACAGTGTTACAGACATTGGTGTTCTTGCAGACTTAATTGTTTTTGATGAATTAATTGGTCAAGGTCTTAACTCTCAACTTATTGAAGCAATGATTGATCGGGCGGAAACTGGTGCGGCTTACAGAAACGCACAAGAAGCAAAAGCAGCAGATGCAACAAAAGATGACGAAGACAAAACAACCACAGCCACTACGGTTGCTTTTAACCGTACAGATACTGAAAATGCGTTGTCGGCAAACTGGGGTAACTCTGCGTTTCTTATCTCACAACCAATCCGTGTAGTTCTTTCATCATTGTTTATTGTAGAAGGCTATGTAACTTCTACAAGTGTAATGTTTAATAAGTTCACGCCAACAATGGTTCCCGTACAAGCAACAGTGGGCATTCAGATGCAGGCTATGTACATGGGGTTTGGAAAGAAAGATACTTTCTTTACTAAAGCCTTTGCAAGCAATGAAGAAAAAGTTAAAGAAGGTGTAGAGGCAGGTCGTACAGAAATACAAGCGTTGGGGAATATTGGGGCTACTCTTTTTAAAAAAATAGAAAACCCAGACAACAACTTTACCGTACAGCCTAAATACTTTTTTGATAAAGACAAAGAAGTACAAGACATTTGGGTGCGCTTTTTAGCAAACGATAATTTACGTGATGAAATAAGTGACAAAGGCAGTATTACAAAAGTAACAGTAACTGCAAATATAGAAATAAAATATAAAGGAAACAGTTCTAGTATCCCTGCTGAGGTTACCTATGAAGTTGGCGATACTGTTTTTTCTAAATCAGCCGCATACGATCTTGACACCTCTCAATTAAATAATAAAAAACGAGAACCGTGGGATACCGCAAAGTTTAAAATAGAAAAAGACCAAGAACCCGCACAAGAAACTTTAGATAAAACTAGTACTTCTAAGTATCAGTTCATTGTTACATACACAACAATGATAGAAGGAACAGAAGGAGGGGCTGTGGATTGTGCACAAGTAATTAAAATTGATAAAGAAGTTAGTTGGACTAGTAATATTAAAATGGGTAGTGATGCTACTCTTCATAGTGAATACTACGAAGGAGCAAAAAACCCACCAAGAGCAGGAGGTTTATAATGCTGTCCTCATCTTCCCGCTACACCACTACGTCTGCTGAAAAAGATGGTGCAACCGTAGTCATTGCCGTTCGCAAAGCCACATCTGCTGTGCAATACAGCACCTACACCGCACGAGACGGTGACTCCTTTATAAACATTGCTACCCGTTTGTTTGGGGACCCTTCACAATATTGGCGTATTGCAGACATTAACCCGCAACTTAAGTTTCCCGATTTGCTACCCGCTGGGCAAACTATTAGGATTCCTAAATGATTTTTAAGAGTTCCTTTGCTGGTTCTCCTGATGTGTCTGTAATAATCAGTGGGGCGTCGGTTGACTACACGACTATTACGTCTGTGTCTGTTGACGTTAGCGAACACGCCCACGATGTTGCCATCCTCACTTTTAATGGACTTGTACCTAAAGCCATCACAGATTACGTAGGTGCTCCAGTGTTCATTTCTATAGCCACTAGCCCTGCGGCTATTTGTTCTTTCTATGGGTATGTTGCGTACAACAGCCCCCAATCACACTCCCGTGCTGGGCTTGTAAACAACAGCCCATTCCAAACCGCAGAAGTTGTTTGCTTTGGAGCGAGTTATGAAATGAAGTCCACTAAGAACAAAGCGTGGACTAACGCCACTATTCCTTCTATTGTTGATGAACTTGCTATGGCGTACAGCATGTCTTATTCAGTTCCAGAAGACCACTTTACTTGGTCTCGCATTGTACAAACTAAACAATCGGACTGGGCGTTGCTGTCTAGCGTTGTGTCTTCTTTAGGTTATGGGCTGACCATAAATGGTACCCACATCCATGTCTACGATCCTTACAAAGCAATTGCTCGCCAACTCCCTTACATTGAACTAAAGACAGTTAGAGGCGCTCAAGGAAGTCCTCAGTATGTTCCCGGTGCGTTAATGGAGTTTAATGGCACCTTTGGAGACATCACCCCAGATGGGTCGTCTAACAAGTTTGAATTTGTAGGTATAGACAACGCAGGTAATGTTATCAAAACAGATACCGATGACATGTGGTCTGAACTGGGTGAGCGTGTACCTTCTCGGTTTACTGATCAAATAACTACTAATGTTTCGTCTATTGACATGCTTTCTCGTTTTGCTAAAGCAAAGAAAAAGAATACATACCCATACAACGCTGTAGCGATTACTACTGGCATTGCTGAAGCACTCCCCGGATCTGTTGCCAAACTGGACAACTACGACTCAAACTTTGATGGGTACTGGTTGGTTCGTGGNGTTAAACATACGGTAACTCGTTCCAACTTTGTTACGGAACTTAAGTTATCCACAGACAGCACAAGTAAATCTAAGCCAACGGTAAACCCAAGTGCGGTATATAACTTGCCTCCTCTACCCCGTCTAAACACAAGTGACCGTTGGGAAGCATCAATGGAGTACAACAATGTCTACGTGTGACCCATCTGTATACCGAGCCATTGTTACATCTTCAAACAGCGTTGATGGTCAAATATTTGTGCGTATCCCTTCTTTGCTAGGTATAGAAAGTACAATTGAACTGTCTAAAATTGGGCGGAGTGCCCATGATGGAGTGTGGACAGTACCTGCTGTAGGAACTCAAATAGTGGTTACCGCTGACGACCCAAACTTTACTAATGCTTTTTGGGTACAGACAGACCAAGGCGCTCTACAAGGACAATTGAATACTAAGGCACCACTTGCTTCTCCATCTTTTACGGGTACCGTTTCCGGTATTACAAAAACAATGGTTGGGCTTGGCTTGGTTGACAACACCTCCAACGTTATGGAACGTGCAGCCGCTGCAACTCTGACCAACAAGACTCTGATTTCTCCAGTCATAAACACACCAACAGGGATAGAAAAAGCAGACGTGGGACTGAGCAATGTTGACAACACCGCCGACACAGCGAAGCCAGTTTCTACTGCTCAACAAACTGCACTAAACTTAAAAGCCAACATTGCTTCCCCATCTTTTACAGGAAATGCGTCCTTTGCTGGTGCTGTGACTGCTACTGGCGCACCATCTGTTGATGCGGTTCGTAGTACCGACTTGTCCTACAACAACGCTGCACAAAATGTGCCAATTATATTTAATTATGCCTCCCCCAATGTTGGAAACTATTACAACACTTCTACGGGTTTATTGACCGCCCCACTTGCTGGTGATTACTTTATTTCATGTGGCGTTTATAACGCAGGAAATGTTGACGTTTCTCAGTTGTGGATTGTAAAAAATGGAGCAAGAGACAAAAGTATTGTTTTAGTCAGTGCTGGTGGGTCTAGCAACTTGGCTGGTTCGGGCATTCAGCGTCTGGCTGTTGGGGACACCCTTGGCATGGCTGCATGGTTTGGTGGCGCAACAGCAACCATAACCGCTAACAATTACCATACATTCTTAAGAATAAGATATATAGGTTAGGAACTTATGAACACATTTACAGTAACCCTTACCGATGCTGAACT